CGATGCAACGATCGGGTCCGTTCTTGGTCAGTGTATGCTGATTTTTCTAACGACGACTGAATCGACCCCTGGTCTTAGCCCTCCCGGTGTCGCGAGAGCATGGTTTCTTTTTGGTGTCATGATATGGAATGCCTGTGCGATTTTCATGCCCGCCTTTCCCTTTGTTGATTACTGGTCGACAACGCTCGATCCAGACGCAGGATCGTTAACGACCGACGAACAATATCAACGTTTCATGTTTCTGTTGTATGTGATCTGGAACACGATGATTTCCACGAATCTTCTCAAACTTCCTACGTTGGAATCGACGGGGATTGCGATTGTGACCACGCCCCCCAATGATTTTTACGCCACTATCCAGAGTTCGGGAGTTTTCAGGACCTATCTCCAAACGCGCGCCCAGGACGGGTATGCACAGGCCAACGATCCTTCTTATAGTTATCCGAATAAAGGATACTACCTCAAAGTCTATCAAAATCCGGTGGGACAGGTTCCTCAGGATCCCAACTCGATTCCCGATCCCAACACGTGGTGCCCCCTGGAAATTCACTACGCGGACGGAACCATCGCTCGTCAGACACCCGTCATGCCTCTCTTTAGTGCGGTCAACAATTGGTTTTCCTCTGAACAGCTCGAAGAAATGAACACGATCGCGGCTAATTTATATCCCCCACGTAGTTCCACGACATTCCAAACCCAAAAACTGGATTTCGTAAAAACACAGTCTTCGCTAACGGATGCCCAAAAGGTAATTGCGGAAGTGTGGGCAGGCACCGAACCGGAGAGGGCGTCGCCGCCCGGAAAGATTATGGTGGTGCTGGCAGTCGTTCTCATGTCGAACAGCACAACTCTTGGTTTGGCAGAGTGTGTCGCCTTGGTTTCTGGTGTTTCCTTTGCCGTATTTCACGCGGCCATTGTGTCGTGGTCGTTGAAATACAAGTATTTGCAGCCACGACCCATCCAGGTGCTCCGACAGGATTATGCTTCGGGGTACCTCATCGATCCAGTGGCAAATGCCGTGGTGCCCGGGATCCGATGGACGCCCTACCAGCAGTACGAGAAAAAGAAGACGGGAGCCTCGGTCACCCCTGCGTTTCCTGATTTCGTGTCGGGTCATTCGACGTTCACGATGGGTGCCGCGACCTTTATTCAGATGCTGACGGGCACGGATCGTATTCCAATCAATAATCACACCATGATTGATCCGGTTCAGGTCGTACATCCGATTGCCCATATTTTTGATCCACTCACAACACCATGCACATGGGTGAATCTGATGGTACCCCCATTAAGTTCCAAGACGGCGCCCAAGGTTCCGGCATCGTCCGTGGCCATGGAATGGACGTCGTGGTCCCAATTGGCGCAACAGGTGGGTGTATCCAGGATTTATGGGGGCATCCACTGGCCACAAAGCAATTTTACGGGGTTGCAGGTTGGGGAGTGGGTGAGTCTTCAGGTGATGGGAATGATTGATTTTTCATCGCTTGGACTGGATTTTTCCTCCCTGCGGGTTTCGAGTTGAAAAATTCAAGTGTATACCCACGACCACCAATAAAATTTTTATATAAAAATTATATAAAAAAATAAAAATTATACCCCTTCCAGTGTTTTTTTCAACGTAAGAATAAAAATCGTTAAAATGTTCTCCTTTTTTCTTCTTGAATTTTGCAATAAAGTATCTGATGATGGGGATCGGTTTTTAATAACAGACTAAAATAATGTTCAATATCGGCCATGAGTTTGGTGCGGTGTTTCATTCTTTTCCATGGGGTCACTTTAAGTTCGCGAAGTAACAAGTAAACTTTCCGTCGCGTCAAGTCCATAAAAATATCAAATACCGGAAGAATCTGTTCGAGCAACTCGAGTTGTTCTTGATGGTCTATTTGTTCCAACGAGGGGTTGGAAGTGGGTGGATAATTTTCAAGTATTTTCTTCAACCCGTCGATAGAATGTCGGATCAACCGGATAAAAAATCGGGTGATTTGCATGTATTCGCGCCGACGAGGAATATGGGTTTCATGATTAAAGTTATTAATATACTGGTTCATCCATGTAATGGTCTGCATATCAGAATCCGTCATTTCTCCCTTGACCCTTTCCATGGTGATTCTTTTTTTCAACCGGAGGATAATATCATCCCGGTGTGAAATAGATCGAAAACGGATCTCCCAATGCTTTACGAGTTTATTCAACACCTTCTCCTTTTCCACCTCGGTGACATCAAACCCCAAATCATCCAATTTTTTCCACAAAGGCATCACAAACGGAATCTTCATGGTCCCAAACGTAAATTCGGCGTGTTTTCGGTGGTTCTGTGGTTGCTCTGATGATGTCGTCGACGTCGATATCTTAGTCTCTATTCCTGTTTCTACCCTTTTGACAATATGGACATTTTGTGCCAATCGGGCCAATTCGGCCAATGGAATATTGTTCTGTTGTTCTTCTTGTTGTTCCATGGACATGTTATTGTTCCAATCAGGATCATGTGTTTAAATTGGTGTTCATCTCGGATTGTTTTTCGTAGAGTTCGACAAAATTGAGAATAATGTGATGTAGGAGGGTAGGTAACTGATCGATATCAAATCGGTACTGGGATGGTTTGACTTTTTTCATGTGATAGGGTGTTTGGAGGATGGATTGTTGATCAATTTGGAGTTGATAGCACCGGATAAGAGCAAAAATAAGTTCCATGTGATGTTCATCCATTTCTTTAATGATGCGACAAATCTTGGTTTTTTGAGAAGATGAAATTTCTTCCATCATTTGAGTTGGTTGTTGATCTTGAAATTCTTCCTCTTGGTATTTCGACAGCACATTGTTGTAAATCATCTGGAAAAGAGGAAAAGAAGCACGACCCTGAGAGGCCACCGACGATCCTGATGATCCTGAGGATGATCCTGAGGATGATCCTGAGGATGAGTATAACATGATGATTTTTGTTTTAAAACTTTTATTTTTATTTTTATACTTTAGATTTGTAAAATCAGTTATATTTTTTATATTTTTTTTTAAAAAGAAATCAAGAATAATGTTCGCAATAAACACATTGACAATAGATGACATTAACAATTTTCTGAAAGGGGTGCTTGTTATCTTGATTTTCATTCTTTTTTATCTTTTATTTTTTAAGGATACTGATAAGAATGATAAAACAGATGACTTCTCTTCCAATCGTCGTCTAACAAACATTCTACCAAACACTACACCACAAACAAAAGCACTACGAGGCAATTGGAAGGACAATAAAGAATTATATGACCTATTATCTGCTGGCACAAATAAACAACCACCACCACGACCAGCACAACGACCAGCACAATCAGCACAAGCCCAACCACAACGACCAGCACAACGACCACCACCAACACATGGATTTAGTTTTCTGACTAAATATTTTGTAACAAAACAACCAGATGATGTTTCAGTTTCAAATATGACAGACCTTGATGATTCAAATATGCCAGAGCTTGAACCAGTTGTACCACCAGGACATGTCTATGATTTCCAAACAGGTTTAGTAATTCAACAACAAACTGCACAACTGTGGAGAAAACAGAAACAACGACGAAAACAAAAAACAAAAACACAACCACAACCACAACCACAACCTGTAAGAAGACTACCACCTGTAAGAACACTGAATTTGATGCGAACACAACCACAACCACAACCACAACGACCACCAAGCAGTATGGAAACGGTTGATTAATAGTTTAATAGTTATCGATATAACAGAGAGTGTATATACACTCTCTTAACATTTGATTCCTCTTCATCCATGAAATCCATGAAATAAAAAAAGTTACTTTTCTTTTTTTTATTGAATAACAGAAAAAACTTACTTTTTCTAAAACTTTTAATAGATATGCCAACCAAATCCAAACAACTAAAAGGAGGAAGAGGAAAACAAGATCAGGTGGTGTTAAACGACGATGATGATGATATCTTATCTACACTGTTTGATCTATTCCAACAGTCTGTTATTGCACCACCACCACCACCACCCTTACAACAACAGAAGAAGAAGAATGATATAAAATCATCCCCTGCTAATGCACCACCACGATCAAACAAAAGACCACCACCACCACCACAACCCTTGAAGAAGAATGATGATATAAAATCATTCGATGCGGATGCACCACAACGATCAAACAAAATACGACGACGACCAACAAACAAAAGACCACCACCACAACAATTAGATTTTGATAAAATAGATGGATTATATGGATTATATTCCCCAACAGATTTAGATGAATTAAGTAGACTATTCAATATACATCAAACACAAAACTCTCTTCACAAGGACACGAAAGGAACCGTTGCTTCTTCGACAAATTTGTTACCACAATCAGTTCAACGAACAACAAAACGACGTAAAGAACTTCAAGAAGAAGAAGAACATATAAAAGCCATTTTTAAGAAAATTATGATAAATCAACAACATCATCAGAAACGACCAGTATTTTTTATTATTACCTCAGGAACCAAACAGAAATTGAAAAGAAATTACGAAATCTTGTGTGAGAAGTATGAGAGTTCAACACCCTACGTTATCATCATCGCCGAGGATCCGTCAACATCTTACAAAACAGGATATTTAGTATATCACCCTGATACCGATATTGATACAATTCTTAAAACTTTCGAAACCAAACACAAGCCTCTTCGAATTCATTCCTTTATTTGGAAAGATGAAAATGGTGATGTTGCTGAATTTACAAATAAAAAGTAGAAACATATAACATAGTAAAAATATATTTTTATATTTTTATAATTTTATATTTCCAACTATAAAAAAACAAACACCAAAAAGTTTTTTAAATGGCAAAGAAAAATAGAAACAACAATTTCAAGAAAAATGCATTGATTGCGGTTTTAATCTTGTGTGTTACTTTTGTTTGTTTATTGATAGGTCTTGAAAAACTTCAATATTCCATTCACTCTCCTCCTCACACCGTCAAGGATCCTATATTATTACCATCACCCCCATCACTTTCTAATGAATGTTTTACTTCTTCCACCGCGACTCCGACCAATCCCAATAACGAAAAACGTGTGGAATCCGGTTATTGGACTTCCAATCAAGTCTTTCAGAGTATTTTTATCCCTGACCCCCAGATAGGTCCACCCCCTTTACAGAACTTCTCCCCCCCCTCCACATCCAATTGTCCTCTTCAACCTCCTCCCCTGGAAAACCCTTTGATTTCAAATAACCACATCAATCTGATCAATAAACCCTATGCAAGTTCCGTAGCCCAATGTCACCTCACCGACCAAGGCTGTATTAAAAATGTTCGAAAAGAAGAACCATGCAACAAAATTTTTACCTATTATTTACCACCCCCCAATTCGCAGGCGTGTTTCGATGTTCCGACGAATTAATAGGTACGACTGAGAAGCACCGGGAGGCCTTGTCTCATATCCTCAAAATCATGCGTATCCAGTGTTCTTGCAAAATACAAACGGGATGGCTGAATTGGCTGGGGTGGAAACGACCAGCACTCCAACATTTGATGAAGGGCATCCATCGCGAGTTGTGTGGCCGTTGGATTCTCGGACCATATCTCGTACCAGTTGCGCCAGGGATGATAGTATACGTAACGGATGCCGTGGATAGTGTTGTATAAAACGCGAAGATACGGAAGAATTTGGTTCGACATGGTCTCGTAGGACAGACCTGGGTAGTTGGGAATCACCGCGATACGAAGATGTTGGTAGGGTTGTTCCATCATGACGACTTGTTCTTGCGCCAACCATTTTTTCGTATTTGAAAGGATATGATTCTGAAGCATGGTGATGGCAACTTGTGTGGCATCTTCAGAAAAAGACCAGATCTCGAACCAGTTGTTGAACTTGTCAAACCATAGATAGGCGATCCCGCTACTCTCGGTGATTTCTTTTAGAAACTTGCCCTTTTTCCCAATGAGGGTTCCCATCTTCTCCATGGGAAACAGAGGGTGGTTGTGTACAATGGCAACCCGGACCAAAGGCGAAACAGGAGGCGTGTATATACCCGGGATAGATTCGTGGGTGGTAGGGAAGGACATTGTGTTTTTGTTTTTGATTGTTAAGATCTGTGTTGTTGGGTGGTAGTGTATAAATTAATTAGATGGAGATTGAAAATAATTTTTATTTTCTTTCAAGTTATGTTTATAACCATTCCATCAACAACCCCAATCTTCATTTTTTTAACCTGGTGGTGGATGGATTATATAATATATAATATATAATACTTGTCTGTCTGTTCCACCATCCTGCCTGCTATCCCTGCATCCCCCCGCCTCCCCCCGCCTCCCACCGCCTTCCCCGCCTCCCAACAACACATTTTTTTCAAAATTTTAACAACTATTTAAGAAAAACTGATTGGAGCAGGTGGAAGACAAAAGTCAACTTAAGAACATCTGATCCTAAGAGAAAAAAGAACCAAACACCAAATCTCATAAAATTTAATATTACTATGAGTACCGTAAATGTTGTTGACGTGGCTGCTCCCCAGCCTGCTATTGTAAAGAAAGTGATTCGTCGTCGTCCTGCTGCAAAGAACGCCACGGTGGCAGCACCTGTAGCTACCGACGCGGCGACCGACGTGACACCCGTTGTTGATACCACCACCACCCCTCCCACAACCACCACCACCCCTACTGTGACTGACACAGTGGCGGCGGACATTAAGAACCTTCCCAATGCCATTGAAAACGAGGTGATTGAGTTGAACGAGACCACTACCACAGAAGCCACAACTATTGCGCCCAAGAAGAAGACAGTCAAGGGGGCGAACAAGGAGCGTCTTTTTAACGAGTTTGAGAGTCTGACCAAGACATTGGAGGAGCATCTCCTCAAGAACAATATGAAGAGCACGATGAAGGAGTTGAAGTCGGTGAGGGATATGACCTACCGTCTCCTGAAGCTCAAGACAGTGGAGAAGCAGAAGAGGGATTCGAATAACTCTGGATTTATGAAGCCTGTGCGGGTGAGTGGAGAGCTCGAGGCTTTTCTGCAAAAGAATAACATTTACAAGCCCGACCTGACCAGGGCGTACTTGACCACAGTGCTGTGCAACTACATCAAGACTCATAATCTTCAGAATCCCGATGACAAGCGAATCATCTTTCCCGATGAGGAGCTGCAGAAGCTTTTCAGTGGTGATTCAAGTAATGAGCCCCTCACCTACTACAGCCTACAAAAGAGGATCCAGGTTCATATCTTTAAGAATTAGAAGAATTAGATAAAAAATATAGAATGTATATAAAAAATATAAAATATATAAAAAATAAAAGTCGCGTCGCATTATAACCATCGGTATAATGATGAAATTAAATAAAGTATATAATGATGACGACGATAAAAATATAAAAATATGATTAATATGATATACATTATATAACAATATACATTATATAACAATTATGATATACATTATACATTATATACATTATATACATGAGTCGTTGAATGAAATATCGATATAATGATAAAAGCTCATCACGACAATGAATATATATATATCTATAATATCTATATAATATATCCATAATCAAATAAAACATAAACATATACAAGTCTATGAACTTTGTATTTTTCCAAAAATACTTTTTGGAAAGAGATTTAACTGTAGACGGAATGATAGGATAAAATAATAAAATAAATAAGAACATGAGGATTGTGACGGCATTGTTTGATATCCGTGGAGCATCCACACCGGAAGGGGTGCGTCGGATACTGGATTATTTGGAATTGGGGGCCAATACGATCATGTCGTTAAATATACCGATGACGCTTTTTACGGGAACGGAGGAACTTGCGGAGAAGATACGGGGGGTTTCCAAGAATCCTCAGTTGGAAATTATCGTAGAGCCTTTTGAACAGAGTGAATTTTATGGGGATTTGACGGTCATCGAACAACGGTTGCGATCCTTTCAGATTTATAATTGGAATCCAAAGAAGGATACGGAAAAGTATCTGATACTTAACCACAGCAAATTGTATTATCTGAAGAGGGCGATGGCCCAACACGCCGAGGAAGACTATTTTTTATGGCTTGATTTTGGTGTGCAGCATGCCGCAAAGGCTTCCCCTGCCCAATGGGCAAGAATCGTTACGGATTGGCCGGCGTTTATGGCACTTCCGGAACATAAGAATAAGATCCATCAGTTGCGTATCCATACGGTATTGAAAAATCCAGCGGAGCCTTGGCGGGATTTTTTCAGGTTCACCTATCACCACATTGGTGGTGGATGTTTTGGTGGACATCGGGACTCCTTGTCTTGGTATTATAAGGCCTTTTGGGATTTGTGGCGTACCATCTTGTATAAAGAAGAGTGGATCCAGTTGGACGAGGCCTTGTATACCATCTTGGTCGAAGAACACCGGCATCGTTTCCGTTTATATTATGGAGATTACGACGGGATGATTACGAATTTTATAGAATCGCATCGCAGCTGGTTCCTTGTTTTCCAAACCCTGGAACGGCATTTCCACTCTCGGCGGTACGAAGAAGTGCACAAGGTGCTCCTCACGTTGGACTCGTTGATTCCGGAGATGATACAGCAAAATCCACAACACTTCAATACGTATCTTACATGTTGTATTGTAACTCGTCATCCTCTCGTTCCCCTGATTCAATCCAATCAAATTCCTTGGGAGACTTGGAGTGGGTACGGGGATGTTTTATCCCAACACGCCTCCCTTGATGAACTGGTGTCGTTGGCCTTTCATGATCCGTGGAACCAACTCCAACTGGAGAAATACACCCAAAAAATTATTCTTCACAAGAAAAATCTTCGGATTGTACCCTCGGGAACGTTTGCCTCCAGGCTTTTGTCGGCGATGCTATCCATGACTCCAACACCATCCTCTGTTTCGAACGATGAGTTTATCATCTTGTTTGAGATTCTTGATTCCAATGGATTGTTGTTTCATGAGGATGAGAATGAGAATGGGGATGGCGTCGACAAGGACGATGTGAATCTGAATGAATACTCCACACCCTGCATGGAAATCATCCTCCAGCCAATGTCGAAACCAAAAGACACGGACAACACTGACAACCATCACAATAACGAAATTTTTTATCGTATCCCGTGGTGTTCGTCCAACGTGTTTCGGAAAGACTATGCCTTGTGTAAAGGATTGTTGATGGAATGGGTTCAAAAATATGTGTTGCAACCGGTCGTCGTTTTAAAAACAAACGATCCTATCCACATTCCCATTTATGTGTTATCACTGAACAATCAGCGGAAATGTGAGATGTTGGATCGATTCCAAACGATTGGGATCTCCCAAGAACATGTCACGGTCTATCCAGGAGTTTCGTATGAATCGTTGCTCGAACGAGTCGATCCAACAAAAACCATAAAGATACCAGATCCGTTACACAAGACATGGTCCATCGCCTTTGGTCATTTGGACATGATTCGCAAGTTTTATGAGGAAACTAACAAGGAGTGGGCGATTTTCTGCGAAGACGATATCCTCCTTCATAGTGAATTTTCCAAATACTTGGAACCCATTCTGCAAGATTGTCAACAACTCCGTCTCGATATCCTGCTGATTGGTTATCTTTGCGAAAACCCCATTGATACCTACAACAATTTCCCGGCCTACACACCCCATCCCCATCACCAATTTCTGATGCCGCCCAATAAATATAAATATTTGCATTACCCAGAAGATACGTGGGGCGCACAAATGTATTTATTATCACGACCGTATGCCAAACAATTACTCGAAACCTACCACGCCGCCTATGCCCTCCAAACCCTCCAACAACCCACATCCTCCTCCTTTCTTAAACCCTTTAGCGCCGACTGGACTATTACCAAAGACGCGTCTTCACGCGCCCTCCTTTATCCCCTCCTTGTTGTCGAAGACGGTAAGAACAAAAGCTTCGATCAGGCACAAGACGATTCCCACACACGTTGTTTCATGGCCTCCTCCTCTTCTTCGTTTGTATAATTTTTAAATTTTTAAATTTTTAATTTTTTAAATATATATTATCACTATAATTAAAAATTAAATCATGAATAGTCAGTTATTGATGAATGAGATTGGCAAAGTGGACTTGTTATTGGTAAAGGTTCAGTATCATCCAGGGCATAAACAATTGTGGCATCTTCGTTCTTTGGCGGATAAGCCTTCAAAAAGAAAAGAAAAACGGTCTCGAGAGGAGGATAAAACAACAAAGAAGAAAAAAATGCGCGTCGTCGTCGTCTCCGAAAACGAGGATAGGATGGTGGTCGATCCCCCTCCTCCCAAAACGGCGAGTCAACAATTTATGAGTCATGCGTACAAATTCGCACAACAGTCCGTCGCCGAGAAGGAGGTTCAGAAGAAACGAGTGGCCAAGGTTCGTCAAGGTTGTCGTGTGGAGCACGGCCAGGTTTTTTTGATTCTACCCAGCATGAAACAGCAATTTCAGGATCATTATCTTAAGACATGTTATTTACAAGTCACTTTCACAGAAGGAAGCTATTTACTCACGTCTGTCGAATACCGGAATGCACTCATCAACGCCTCCCGGATCCGCAAGGATTTGTCGCTCGAAACCTTGGATACCACTAAAAAAAATAATGCCGATATGGGCAGTGGTAAATTGGTCGTAACACGAGGTGTTCGTAAAACAAAGAAGACCTCTTCCCAGGTGGATTCTTCATCCATCGATCGTGAGATTGCCAAACGACTTTCTTCCAAACCAGTCACACCCAGGCCTCACCAGCAATCGATCGCCGAGGCCGTGAACACAGATGCATCTCCTGCCGGGATGATTTTCTACCATGAGGCCGGAACCGGAAAAACCCTGACCGCCTTGTTTTCCGCCGTGCGTTTTGTGTTGGAAGGACTTTTACCTTCTTCGGATGGACATACGGTGATTTCGACACGACGTGTCGTGATTGCGGTGCCTGTTTCCTTGACCAAACAGTGGGAAGAGGAAATACGGCTTCGTATCAACCCGGATTGGGAAACGCTTCGGAATGGAACAGAGATGGAACGCAAAAAAATGGAAGAATTGACCCAGTTGTTTTCTCTCTCCCAAAAATCGCTTTCGCGATCCATGTCCATCCTTGCCAATACCGTGCAAAACTCCATGATGGTCATGACCCATGATGCCTTTAACTCTTCTGTTCAGCGGTTTGCCAACCTGGGCTTAAAAACGCCAAGTCCCTTGCAACAATTTGTGATTTCGAACCCGGAAGAGGCCATGGTACACTATCGAAACAGGGATAGCGCCTTTATGTACCCGACCTTTCCTACCATGGTCATTATCGACGAAGCCCATAATTTGCGACAAGAACCGGTCTCCAAAGAAAACAAGAAAGAAAAGGATGGTGTAACGGCCACTGTAGTAAGACCCCACATGTCCAAGAGTATTTTTGATGCCTTGCTATTATTTGCGACCAAAATTCTTTTCTTAACGGCAACTCCAATCGTCAATGCAGTGACGGATATAAATGTAATGGTGCGTTCGCTGGATTTATTGGCAGAGAAAATCACGGGAAAGCGTGTCTCCAAGAAGGATGGTTTGGAAGAGTTAAAAGATGGTTATAAGAGGTACGAAAACTTTGTACGATCTCATCCGGGTGGATTGCATGGTGAGAATACAGGGGCGAAAACGGAGCTTCAAAACATTATCAAAATTTACAATAAACCCGCCGCCGTTTTTCAAGAGTTTCAAGACCTCGACAACACCAAAAATAATAAAAAACAACAAAGAAAGAAAAAGTTTGAAGAGGCGATTCGGAAATATATTAATTTTCAAGAACGTTCGACGACCTCGGGCGATTTCCCGCGGGCGGTGATGATTGAAAAGTATGTAAAAGAAGACGAGGACAAGTATTGGGACGAGTATATTCGTCGTACGAAATTAACGTCGGCAAAGAGACGAGGAGTGGTGGAAGGTTATGGAGGAGAGCTCGTGGCCAAATGTGAAGACAATGAAAATAAAGGTACTGATTTTTACTTCCGTGAACGCATCGCGGCAGCGTTTGTTGACGTCAAAGACCCAAAGAGCGGTACGCATCATAAAATACTCAGTCCGAAACTAAAATTTATCCTTACCGATCATCCCGATAACAATTACAATGATTCGGGGGAGGGCATTTCCCTGCTTCGGGGAAGTCGTACGGTGATTTTTACCAATTACCAACAGCTCGCCACGCTTCTCCAACATTGGCTCCTCAAAAAATACGATACGCAAGTCAAGGTGTTTCTCATCAATGGCGCCGTGTCTGCAGCGGTCCGTCGCCAGTACTGCAAAGAATTTAATTCGGAAACAGCAGACAACAACAACACCGGAAAAATCATTATTCTTATGCAGGCGGGTACGGAAGGTATCGATCTAAAAGCCGTGAATAACATTGTATTTCTGGACGAGGTGTGGACACAAGCCAATTTTGACCAAATCGTCGGAAGAGGTGTTCGTTTCAAATCACACGCCGCCATTCAACCACCAGAACATCGGATGGTCAAGGTGTGGAATATCTACAACGCTCCACCCGCTTCCAATTCTGGTCTCAAAACTGCCGATGATTGTATTCGATTGGCCCGTTTGAAAAAGAGTGCCCTCACGAATGAATTTCGAACGATTTTCACCTCTTTATCACCAAGAAAAAAACAACAAATACCACCCACCAAGAGAACTCGGAAAACAACAAAAATGTAGATAATGTAGATATAAAATTCTACTTAAGAGAATTAAAAGTTTTGGTGGCCTTAAAACAACCTGACGGAAGGTATTCATGACCATAGCCGGAATCGGAAAAAAACCTTTTAATGTCCTCGTCATTTTTAAACGTGTCTGTATATTTAGATTGTTTGTTCAAATAAAATTGGCTTTTGTGAAGACCTAATAGTATCATGGACAATAGTAAAACACATAAAAACGAAAGGAAAACACGAAGAAAAAAATTCTTATTAAATTGTTTTTGAACGCCAAGTAAATCATACAATCGCCATCCAGTGATGGTAAACGAAATAAGAGCACAAACAAAAACGAAAATAGAGAGAGGAAGATAGTAATCTATTATATCTATTATATTTCCGTCGTCGTCGTATTGTATAATAAATGTTTGTATTTGAAAGGAATTAAAAATGTGCATTATCATCATCAAGATCCATGGAATTTCAATCAGAAAAAACACATTAAGAACAATTGATTTCATTAGTAATAAATTTTCTTGACTCCATTTTTTTTCCTTGTGAAAGAGGAAAATGGCGTGGTTCACACAAAAGAAACCGAGCCCCAATAAAAGAATGGAAACGAATGGGTTAATTTTCGATAAAATTTGTTGGTGATATTGATAATAAATAAGACTCGCCCCTGTGACTCCTAAAATAGTAGGAATTAGAAAGAACTTTGTCATCAATTCGGTCAAATAAAACAATAATTTATTTTTATAAAACAAATAAAACAAATAAATAAAAAAAAAACGATTCATGCGACACATCGTAGTCTACGGTGGAAACAGTTTTCGTATTGAAGATTTAATAGATATCGTTAAGGAATTGTCCACTATTGATGAAACAGTCGATCAACGTTACTATTTAATGGACTATCCAGGTATTGGTATGAGTTCTAATGTTTACCCAGGATTACAATCTATCAAAAATAATGCTTTTGATCTTTACAATGACGCTGCAACAACAGATTTTACAGAAGAAAGGGATGAAATATGGGTGATTTGTTTTTCCATAGGACTCGGTGTGTTTTCAGAAATATTGAAACGAATCAAAATTGAATTACCGGAACAAAAATGGCCTAAAGTACTCATCTCCTATAAAGGCCTTTTTTCACTTCGAAAGACGGTTAATATATATCCGCTTTATTATTTTCTGGGGGACCTCAACTCTTCACGTTTGTTGCAACATTTACCTGAGGATTGCAAGTGTCTTATAATAAAAGATAAAGATGATAGAATCATTCCTTTCCAAAAATGGGAAAGAATTTATGAAAAATATCATAAAGAGAAACCTAATTGGTTATTTAGACAGACTTCTTTAAAACTGGGTCATAATTTTGGTCCACCCTATATAAAATACGATATCGAGTTAGGTCTAAAAATGGTTATGAATGATAACAAAAATAGCAACGATGATTGAAAATCTTGACAAAAAATTACAAATCGAAAAGACCTTCCTAACGAATTTTAATCAATGGAAAATACTTTGCGACAATACAGATAGAGATGAAGAGCAACAACAAAGGTTTCATGATTTATTCACACAATTGCTGACGCTTGTGCATGACCCTAAACTCAATCGTTAGTTTGCACAAGAACAGGTAGGATCTGTGGTTCAAGAAGAGCAAAAGGACCAACAGGATTCAGATTCAGATTCAGTAGTTTAATGAACACCCCCTCATAAAATAATCGTGTTACAAGAAAAATTTCCAGAATTTAATTTGGTGATGGAAGAAGCACAAGCACAAACCCCACCCGTCAACAACCCATACAACCAATTCCAGATTAAAACTTAAATTTATTAGGGGTGAAGAAGGTACAATTTATGTACACAGTGATATACGGGATAAAGAAGAAGTAAAAAATATTTTAAAGAAGAGGGGTGTTTCTGAAGATATATTGAAAAAAATGTGTTCTCTTGATACATGTTATTATTTCAACTTGATAGAAGTTCTTCCAATCTTCAAACAGGAGATAACCAAACAATCAACCTGAACTTACGACTACATAAAAAACATATAAATAACGCATATAACGGCTGGAGTGGAAGGAAAAAACTGTTTATTTTTATTTTTGTTAATTGAAAAAAAAACAAAAATAAAATGGAAAAGGTTTCAACAATAGAGGATGAAGAAACCAAACTTTTACGACGGTATCAACCCATACTTTTTCTTTATTCTCAAGAAAATTACTTTCCATGTAGCATCGACTGGATATTGCATCAGTCAGGAAAAACCCAGCAAGATCTTCTTGTCTCTCCTTCCCTTACCATCAACCCTGCCCAATACCGTGGTCAAATATTCTCTTCCCTATCCACGATTCCTATCTATGGCATTCTTCGTCGAAGGAATCACAAAATTTACCTGACGTATATCGCCATCTTTCCCTATAATGGTGAATATATAACGTATCCTGATATTTGGCAAGGGTTTCCAATTCGTTACCAACAAATCGGTCAGCATCCGGGAGATATCGAGCATTTCACGGTCGAGCTTGACGAGTCGACCAAAACACTATCACGCATTTGGTACAACCGGCATTCTCCCAAAGATGGACAATGGGTCGACGCAAAGGATGTGGAGATGATCCGGGGTCGACCAGTGGTGTATCTGGCGTGGCACGGACATGGTTTCTTTCAAAAGCCTGGCTTGTACTTGCGGTTCATTGGAAATTCTTACATGGTGAGTTTTGATTTGTGTGATCGTGGTATCGAATGGGATGGTCCTCTGGAAATTCTATATCCAAAGGCAGATCCTCGGTTTGATCCAAAAACGATGGTATGGACAACGGTTCAGGGATGGTTTGGACACGCTGGATTTCCGGCATCCCAGGCCTTTTATGGAACGGATGGACAAAGTTTGAATCTTCCGGAGCAATCCAAAAAATATCTTCGGATACCTATAGTGGTATATCGATTCTTGTGTTTTTTACTGCAGTTATTTTTGTTGGGGATTTTATGTTGGTTGGTTTATCAGGTTTATTTGTTAATTAAAATGAAAGGTTAAGGTTACTTTTGACGGAGCCACGACGTGTAACGTTCCAGGATGCGATGCGTGTCTTCAGAGATTCCGGCTTCGGATTTTCGTCGACCGTCGTGTGTCTGTCGAATGTTTTTGAAGAAAATCACTTCAAGGGGATGGATATCGATGCCACCGTAGTTTCCCGGAATTTCCGGGCAGGAAAGGCGCATGCGCCCTCCTCCGGTATGCGCCATGCCCCAAGCCCACTTTCCGTAATTCCACTGGCGTCGGTCGAGCCAGTCGACGTCGCGGTATTTCAATAGAAGCGAGTGGATACGGAGTCCTGTAAACAACAGACAGGCGCTGATCTGTCGTTCTATGAGGAGAAGGTCCGTTCGGGATATTCCTTCCACCTTTAACAATGGAAAGATTTTTTCTCGAAGGACATGCAACGCCTTGTGATCGAGGCAAAACATGTAGGTGTGCAAGAAAGGAACGGCGTGTCGACGGTGCCCGGTATCCAGACATTCGATATCCAGGGGTGGGATTTCAATGACCGGGGCTACCATGTGTGAGTCGGTGTTTTGAAGCAACGAGATAAAAATTTGAGTCCAATGGGGAGAGTAGGTGGTAATGACAGGAGATAGAAAGGGGCC